GTTCCATTTAGTGCATATGTTGCGTTTGTTGCTGTTCCAGGCGCATTTGGTGTGTTGTTGTGTCTTCCACCGCCGCCACCACCAGCGGTAACGGTTGTGATTGTTTGCGTTCCTGATTGAATAGATGAATTTCCGCCCGCCCCACCATTGCTACTTGAGCCTCCAGCAGACCCGGCCGCACCAACTGTTACCCCAATGGTATTTCCGGGTGTTAATGCCGTTAAAAATACGTATGCGGTTGCCGCACTGCTTCCTCCTGATCCATCCAGAGTACCGCAAGGAATAGCAGCGCCCCCAGCACCGCCCCCACCCCCACCAACAACGGTGACCTTCAACGCGGTGATACCTGTTGGGATTGTGAACGTGCCGTTTGATGTAAAAACTTGACCCCTAATGCCGCCAGTAATATCGCTGGTCAAAGCCACGGTGCCGGTTGAATCGGGCAGCGTAAGGGTTTGGTTGTTGTTGGAGTTTGGCGATGCAACCGTGAATATGCCGGTGCCGCCCGCATTGCCAGAAAGACGTACTGAACTCATGTTCGCTCCTTAAACCACTACCCAGCTTGAGCCGGTGGTTACAGTTACCGATATACCGCTGTCAATTGTGACGGGGCCAAATGTACCGGCGTTGGTTGCTGCCGGGATGGTGTAGTTTGCGGTCACGTTCTGACCGTTCTCAAAGAATATCTGATCCGTGCCACCACCCGTTGCACCGCCAGAGCCGCCAGCAACTTTGACAAAATCACCAACCCCTGCGTCCCATGCCATCAGGGCCGCCTGACCAGCAGAAACAAATGACCCCGTCGTGGGGCTGCTCGGGCCGCCGCGCAAATACACCAGAGAATCTGAGTTGTTGATCACCACATACATCTTGCTCTGCTTAGGAGCGTTGATGTAGCGCGTAGCGCCCGGTGTCCCGGTGGCAATCAGGATGGCGTTCCTGGCTTCGTTCGCAGCGCCGCCTGCGGTGGTGGTCAGGGTCCAGTCGCCAGCCGTCACACTGGCGGTTGAAAATTGAGCAATCGCATCCTCAACCAGTTGTGTAAGCTGGCTGTTTACGGCGGTTCCCCATGTGTTTACAAGGCTGCCCGTTACGGGCTGGATCAGCCCGAGTAGCGAAGTGTATGCGGATGGCATTTAAGGCTCCTTTGTGTCGATATTGCGCCAGCCAGCGTCAGCCGAGGTTGAAACATTTTGCCACGAGGAAGGTCCCGTGTCATCAATGACTACCCACCCAGCGCTTTGGGTATCGACGATCAATTCCCATTTCAAACGAACCATGATCTGGTCCGCCGCGTTTACGTTCTCTTGGATCAGGGAAACAAACGCCACAATGACCGCAAGTACTTCTTCTGCTGTGGCTGACTCATCAACACTTACAGCAAACCCGGCATTAGCAACTACCGTTTCCGCGCCAACAGCCGACTCCGAGACCGAGGCCCCAAAAGTCAGACTTGTTGCCACTGCGTCATCTGCCTGAGCACTTTCGAGCACCGCACCAAAAAAGGTGAAGCTGGATGCCGTTTCGTCCAACCCAGCCGCAGACTCAGCGATTTGAGTGGAATACACCGGCACAGAGGACACAGTCTCAGACCCCGTTGCGCTCTCAGAAATCTGGGTGGAGTACGTCGGAACGCTGCTGATGGTGTCGGTTCCAATCACAGTTTCCGTGACACTTGCTGAAAACGCGGCTGCGCTTGCCACTGTGTCCGTACCAGACGCACCTTCATCCACCACCCCAAACACAACGTGTTGAGTAAACGTAAAGTCCGCGCCTTGAGCGGTCTCGTCAATTGACGAAGTCAAAACTGCACCAGCAACTACAGCGTCAGTGCCTGTCGCGCTCTCAGAAATGCTGGTCGAGTAGATGGGAACAGACGAAACGATGTCTGTGCCGGTTGCGGTCTCATCAAGAGAAACAAGAAAAGTTGCTGCCGCAGAGACCGTATCTGTGCCTACCGCAGACTCAGAAACCGCTACAAAAAATGAGGCGCTGGCAGATTGAGAATCTGACCCAGTCGCGGTCTCAGAGACAGACGACAAAAATGTAACGCCGCCAACTACGGTGTCATTACCAGTCGCGGACTCGGAAACGGAAGCAGGTAAAGTTAAAGCCGCTGAGACGGCGTCAGACCCGGTAGCGGACTCAATGACTACAGCGGCAAATACGTTCCCCGCCAGCGCGGAAATCGCTGTTGTTGAGAACGCATGGAAGCCAAACATCAGACAACCGTCCAGTTTGAACCGGAAGGCACCGTCACCGTCACACCACTTGCAATCGTGACCGGCCCGCCGCTGATGGCATTGTGTCCATCATTGACTGTTGAGGACTGCGTTATGACGGCTTCGTTCTCGATATACCCCATGCCGCCGATGACGGCCCTTCCTGCGGGGTAGTCGCAAAACACATCCTTGGTGCCAGATGAGAAGTCGACCTTTGCCCCAGAGGCGCTGGAGGCAAGCACCGTGTCCCGAGACAGCGTTGTGCCCGAGGCTGTGTATGTGCCTATCCCCACCTCCCACTCAGAGGTGCCCTGGCCCGCGATGGTGTAGTACGTGGTGTTGGCGTTGCCGATGGCAGCAAAGGTCTGAAAACCCGTGACTGCCCCCGCCAGTGTCACCGATACGGTGCCGGTCGTTGTTGTAGTCTCACGGACTCGATCCGCAAGGACGAAGGGCATGTCAAGCCCCCGTCAGTTGGTCTTCATCAAACCAGCGTTGTTGAGTCGCACCGTTTGCGTCCGTCCACTCGACGAGATACTGGATCACGCCGCTGTCGTCCATGCGCAGTGCCAACACTGGGCCTTGCGGAACAATGCTGGTGAGCTTTACAACATCACCCTTCTTGAATGCGGTGGCCATGTGCTCTCCTTATGCGGCATCGAGGCTGAAAGTGTATGTGACGGTCAGCGTATCGCCGTTGACCACCGAGCGATCCCCAGGCGACTGGAAATCAGAGGCCGAGAACAAAATGCCAGTGGTGCCGCCCTTGGTATTGTTGCTGGTCAGAAACGCGCCACCAACGGTTGTGGTGCCGTTGATGCTGAAAGTGGCAGGAGAAGCCGAGTTAGTGATCACAGACGGGTCTGCCGTGGTGGCGGTGCCGAACGTCACAGCCGGACGAGTGGCTTGGCTGTAGGCTGTCACTTCAGTCCAACCAATATGGGACGCCATCGTGTCACCGGCAGCAGGGCTGTTGGTAGCGCCAGAGCCGTACAGGCCAATGTACCAAACGGCTGTGTAACCAGAGCCAGAAAAGTACTTGGTGTTCATGTCTTGCAGGCCCTCGTTGACCACAAGGTTGTGGTTTTCCTCGGCCCACTTCAAATTCCCATCCTTGTCAAAGCACTGAACGGTGAACACGCCACCGGCTTTAAGTTTTTCGTTGAACATGGTTGCTCCTTAAATGAGGCGGATTAAAGCAGATGTGCTGGTGTTGGCGGGCATCTGCACGGTGAAAGTGGTGGTCGATGTTTTGTCAGACCCAAAGTCCAGCACGCACACAGCGCCGTTTGCTCCAGATTTGTAGATCAAGGCACCACGGGCCGTGATTGCTCCCGTCCACGCTGGAGACGAAAAGTTGATGTACGTGATGCTGCCGCTTGCGGTGTCTTGGCTTGAGACTGTGGCCGTGACAATCTCTCCACCCGCAACGTAATTGCCGCCAGAGGCTTCGCCGGTCGAGATGTACTCGGTGGTGGTCTGGTCCAGCGTGGCTGAGTTGGTGTATAGCGCCAGATAGAACGTATCCGAGGCGAAGTTGATCGTGCCGTTGGCAAGCCCCGACCGCAGCGTGTTGCAAGAATAATTGCCAGTGAATGCCAATTACATCACCCCGTTATTCTGCGGCAGGGGCGGCACACGGAACTGCCCACTGCGGTATGCGTCACTGCGCTCCAGGCCATCACCCAGACGTTTAGCCAGGGCTAGGGCTTCTTTGTACTTGCCGTCGTACAAGGCCATCATATCGGCCTCACCCTTCATGTAGGTGTAAGCCTCAACCAGAGTGCCGTAAAGCAACACGCTGTCAAAGTTGTCGCCCAGCCAAGAAGTGCCATCAGCGTTGAGCACGGATAGCACCGGGGCAGAGAAGCCCGACCCCGTACCGCCAATAGATGCCGCAGCCGCAGACATGGTGTCGCCCACCACATACTTGCTGCCGTACTCAGAAATGGTGACCGAGAACACAGAACCCCCAGCGACCACAATCGTGGCCTTTGCGCCCTCACCTGTACCACCCGTCAGCGGCACATCATAGTACGTGCCATTGACGTATCCAGTTCCACCCGTGATGGTGCCAATACCGTTAAGCTGGCCACGGATGATGGACACCGGGTAGTAGTAATAGTGCAACTCAACCGAGTACGCGCTGTCGGGTGTCGGCCCAAGGATAAAGCTCAACTCGTTGGTGATCTGTGGGTTTGCCCCAGATGTCGTGGTCGGACCAAACAGCGCGTAGTACTTGGGGATGGCAGTGTCGTTGGGGCTTGGGTACGCCTGACGAATGAAGTTCACATCTTTGTTCAACAAGTACTCGTACGCCCCGGTGGCATCAATGACAGCCATTGAATAGGCCGCAAGAAAGTCGGTCGGGCACGACAGGTACTTGTTGTTGATCGAGGTGAGACCTGTCACGTTCTTCCGCAACGACGGAAACTGGACCGTGTTGTAGATGCGCTGCTCTGCCTGACGGATGAACGTGTTCATGTCCACGTTCGGGACATTGTTCTCCGTGTAGTTCGTTACAGCAGTGACAAGTTCGTCGTACGTCATATTAAGCCATTGGGCCTCGGGCCATCACACCTTTGGTTGCACACCCAGTGCCACGGATTTTGATGCCGCTGGTTTTTACGCCGGGGTAGTCATTGCTGTGGTTGTTCGCCACAGACTGATTCAGACTCTTCAGATGCTCCTTGTTGTTGGAGACACCTGCTGGCTGAATCGGTGCGGGTTTTGGAGATTTGTACGTTGCCATCTCAGGCTCCTTTGCGGCCAGGGCTACGCTGGTTCATGACCTTGGCCATGTTACGCCCGTACTTGAGCATGTCGGCGTTGGTCTTGCCACCAGCCTTCATCTTGGTCAGGGGTTTACCGGGGTGCATGGCTTTCTCGTGTTTATGCACAGCCTTCTTTGCGTCCATCATGATCGACTCCTTATGTCGTTGCAACCGTAATTGTGCCCAAATTTACTGTCAGCACCAAGTTGTTTGGTGTCAGAGCAGCATCAAAAAAGCTCGCTCCGCCAACCGGATTCCAGCCCCACTGAAAAATACGGCTACCGCCTGTGGCCGTACCGTCCTCGTCCGGGTCCGTACCACTGATGTTTGAAATCTGCAGACCGTTGTTGCCGCCCAACCGATACGTGATGTCCGGCCTTGGGTTGCGCACAGCCTGCGGGTCTTCCACAGGGTACATACCCAACTGAAGCTGCGGATGGTCGGGGTCCCAGCAAGCCGGGCACACCAACATGTTCACGTTCTTCGTCTTGAGCGTGTATGTCTTGAGCTCTTTAAGCTTAAAGCGAAAGTTGCAGCGGTCACACTGCGCAATCGCAAACTTGCCGGACGAAAAACGATTGGGCATTAGAACGCCCCAGCAATGTACTGCCTGCGCGGCACAAACCGCACAGCCGCCTTCTCATGGTCTTCCTGCGCAGCCAGCTCCCAAGCCTCGTCATACTGCTGCTTGAGCACACCCAGACGATCCATCGCTCCGGGAACCTTGAGCGCCATATAGTACGACAACCCCGCCGTCATGCAGGGGATGAACCGGAACGGCACATCCATCACGTTAACACCGCCACCGGCATCCTGCACACGGCGCATGCGCCAGTACACAAACTGGTACGTTGGGTTGCCCACAGTGCCTTGATCCGGCGTTGGCCAGACCGTAACGCGGGGGATATTGTTGACGTACACCGCAGTGCCGACAGCAGGGGTGGTCTGGCTGGTGCCGTTTTGAGCCCGAAACACGCCGCCAAGCTGCGTGCTGCTGTTGATCCAGCCGTAGTAGATCGTCTCGGTGCCGATGTTCAGATAGCCCAGCGTGGGCAGGTTGGCTGTGGAGGACAGCGTCAGGGTCTGGGCCCCCGTGTCTGCGCTCTGATATGTGTAGCCTGTGGGAGACACTTGGCCATCCAACCGCTGCACCCAGACCTGAATCGGACGAGCTTGCGTCAACTTGTTGGGGATCGTGGCGTAGGTAGAAACACTAATACGCGTAATCGTCAGGTCGGCCTGATTGGACTGCTGGTTGGGCTGCGTGCGGATCACATGGTCGAGCAGGTCCACGGTGTCGTTGGGTAGCGTGTAGGTGTTGAGCCCTTGAACAAGTGGGATGGTGCCCTGTTCAAACGTCCACATGTTGATGCCACGATTGGCCCAGTCTGCGAACATCAGGTTCAAGGAACGACGGGCCGTCTTGAGATCGTAGCCCGTACGCAACTCCGAGCCCACGCGCTCAAACGCTTCCTCGACGATCTCAGTCAGATCGAGGTTGAAACCTGCTGCGCCTGATGTGGTGGCCATTACCTATACCTCGCCGTCTTCGCCGCCACTTTGGGCGGCTGCTTCACAAACTGCTTCCCGGCCTTCTTGCCTGCCCGCTTGGCACGGGTCGTAGCGGCATACTCAGCGGGGCTGAGCGCCTTGATGGCATTCTCAGGCAGATATCGCTCCCCCGTTTTGGAAGACGGTTTGCCAGATTTGGTGCGCCACTTTTGCGCACCCCAATCCTTGAGCGATTGCTGCGGGTCTTTCATGTCAGTCCCTTGTAGCCATCAGCATTTTCGCGCATGTACATAGCCCCTGCGGCCAAAATGTCAGGATTGTCTCTCGCATGACCTAGCATATTGTTGCAGGGATTGCACAACAGACCTCGCGCTTTACCAGAGTTGTGGCAATGGTCAACATCCAACCGTTTCCCAAGCTGTTCTTCGGTGATGCCGCAAATCATGCACGCGTACCTCTGCTCTTCGCGCATCGCTTCCCAAGCTTCGTACGTCAGCCCGTATCGCAGTTGCAGCTTCTCCGATTTCTGATTGCGGGCACGATTGGGGTTGTTCTGCTTGTAAGCCAAGTGACAAGGCTTACACCGCGTGCTCAAGTAGTGTTTGCCCGCCCAACGATCAAAAAACTGATAAAACGCCGCCGCATCCTTTTCTTGCTCGCAGTTAGGGCAAGTTTTAGTCACGGTAAGAACCCCCAGCCGCTTTGTACTTCTTGGCCACAAGCTGGGCTTTACGGGCCGACCATTGGCCTGCCCCGGTGCCGTGCGTTGCTGCCGCTTTGACTTGGCTCACAATGCGTTTGCGCAGGCCGGGTTTGGTGTAATTGCCAGCCGCGTTGACCTTGCCGCCTTCCGCGTACTGCGTGAAGTCGGTGTTGTCCCTGCGGGCTTTACGTTTGGGCCCGGGCATCTTGCTGGGGTTGATGGCCCCCATGCCACGGCTGGCGCGCATATCAATACACCTTTCCGCGAGTTTTGCCACGCTGGGCAATACCATCTGCGCGTTTAGAAGCGGAAGACACTCCAGCAGAAGCCATTTTCTTTGGACTGGCTTTGACTGCGCCGCCTCCTTTAAACCGAGAGGTGTTAGCTTCCCGACCACGCCTTGCTTCTACTAGCTCTTGGGCGGTGGCACCACGTGCGGAACCGCGTCCACCTTGAGCGGTACTTGGTCGAGCTTTGCTTCTATAGTAAGTTAAAGCACTTGCATCGGTCTGGGTTCCGTACGGGGTACCACTTTTTGCCAACTCGTTAGCTTTCCTGACCATGCGCATATATTCTTGTTGTCGCTCCATGTCTTCTATTGTTGCGCCACCAACCCCCGTGCTACGGGGTCCGACAGTAGCAGCGCGGTTCGTACCGCGTGCCACATTACTAGCAGGAGCCCGAGCCTGCGTAGCGGGGGCACGGGCAGCAGGTGCAGCAGCTGGAGGACGAGCAGTAGTAGCTGGAGGGCGAGCAGGGGCGGGGGCGGGGGCGGGGGCGAAGCCGCGAGTGATGACTTGTGCGGGCACAACAGGACCCATTTTGCTTTGATCCGCAGCCTCTATGCCTTCTGACCGTCCCATTCCGCCGGTATCAGCAAGTGAAAGTGTTCTTCCTGCCCGTGGGAAATCCTCGTCAGGAGATGCCAAAGCCTCTCTCGCGGCAGCATCTGCATACAAATCCGCCGCGCTCATATCCCCGCGAACCGTGGACGGGCGGCTCTCTACCGACGCACGGGGCATTTCGGGTGGACGGTCAGTCCCACGATACTCTACAGGAGCAAGTTCTTCACCCGGTTTTTTGTAAAGACCCCTGCTCGCCATGACACCCAACGCGCCCAGCGCAGCGAGGCCAGCTAAATTACGAGAACGTCGAGCCATGATGGCCTCCTATCAGCAGGCGTAGCCGCCCTTTTTCATACCCAGGGGTTTGCTGCCGGACATCTTGACCATCGTACCTTTGGTCTTGCCTTTGGTGGCCAGACCGTCACGGCTGGGAGCCGCAGTCTTGACAGCGCCCATCTTGGCCGTGGTGATACCACCGTTGGCCATTTTCTTGGCGGGTGCGCCTTTTTTCTTTGCCATCATTGCCATAAAACCAGCGTTCATTTTGGAAGCCATAGTGTCACCACCTTTCGAAAAAAACTCTTGCTTGCCTTGATTGGTTTTGGGCTTGTTGATTGCCTGCGCATCTGCGCGGCTCCCAGACCCAAACCGCTTGCCCTTGTCTGCCTTCATAAACTCCTTGCCGACAGACTGCGGAACTCCTACGCGCTTGGCAGCGGCGGGGTTGTTGGCCACCATCGCCATCAAGTTGTGTTGTGCCTTACTCTTGCTTGGCATCGTCAGCTTTCTTTCTGCGGAAAAGTGTGTAAAAGTCTTTCCCGGTGGCCATCTCGTAAATACGCATGGCACCAACGATTGCGCCGATCAAGCCAAACAGCGGCGTGAGCATATTCAAAAAAGCGCCAATCGTGCTGAAGATTGCCACCACATCCAGCACGTTTTTGACGGTATCTGTGTTCTCGCTCATGTCAGCAATTCCAAGCCCGCAGGCTCTTGTTGATGCGACTGTTCGGGTCTTTCTTGGCTTTCTCGCCGGTCAGCTTGGCCTTCATCCCAGACATCCTGGCACAGAAGGAGTCGCGGCGTGCTCCGCCTTGGGGCTGTGGGGGCTTGAGCCCCGGTTTGCCCGGATTGGCCTTGTTGTAGGAGGCACGCCCCTTGGCGTTGAGTCCGCCCTTGGGGTTCTTGCCTTCTTTGCGTTGCCATGCTGCGGTCTTAGCCATAATAAATTGTACCCGTCACACTTCCGCCAAGGCCGACAAAAATACCATTCCTGCAAAGAATTCCTTCGCCGGGAATAAGAATTGGCAAGCCTACAGTGTTAAAAGTGTCCGCCTCCAGCAAAATTACTGGATACATTGTGACATTACCCGATGTTGACGCAGTTGACGCAGTTGTCACAGTAAATGAGTTTGCGTTTAATTTCGTTACGTCAAACGCGGCATCAACCCCAAGACCAGAAGTGAAATCTAAGAACACTCGGTCGCCTGTTTCCAGTCCGTGCGCAGTCATTGTGATGGTTACCACGCCACTTGGAGATGTACGTGCATACGTACCTGACTTATTTACGGATGGATCGCAAATAGAAAATGTACGCGCAGAAACCGTGCCAGACGACACCACAACACTTTTCAAACGTGTCTGATAGCTCACGGCTGTACCAGAAGCGGAAGCGTGGTAGGACTTTACGTCGTATTGCATTGTCATGGCCGCACCTTATCCGTAGAAAATGGTTGAGGTCACGCTTGCCGAGGGCAAGAACACACGAATTCCCGTGGTAGCCAAAACGCCTTCGCCGGGAATCAAGGTGTAGAAAGATGTGCCGTTAGCGCAATCTACCTCAGTCAAAATCTTGGCGTACATAGTCACGTTACCGCTGGTTGTAGCAGAAGTAACAGTAACTGTAAAGGTGTTTGCAGTCAACACAGTAACAGTATAGGCGTCGTCTGTTGCCGTGCCGGACGTAAAGTCCAAATACACGCGATCACCGGTAGTCAAACCATGCGCTGTGATTGTTACTGTGCAAGTTGTGGAGCCGGGAACGTTATACGTGCCAGTCTGCGCAACGTCATCAACAATTACGGTGGTGAATGCAACAGACGTTGTTGGGGAGATCAAAACACCTTTGAGACGGGCGCGATACGGCACCGCCAACCCTGACGTCGAATTGTGATACGACTTTACGTCATATTGCATCGTCATTTTCTGGCTCCGGTTCTGGCAGTTCCAGTCTTGCAATCATTGCTTGAAGAACATCAATCGCCGCTTGGGAAGCAACGGCAACCTCATGAGCGTGGTTGCGTTGCTGCTCCATTTTGACAATCTCAGATTCCAAGAATTCCTTGGTTATCTGCATCAGGCTTCCACTGCGTACAGGAAGTAACCAACACCGGCGGAGTCAACAAAACGAATCTTCTGCGTCGGCGTGGTCGAAGTTGCGCCAATTGCCTGCACCATAGCGTCGGGCAGGTTGAACAGGTTGCTAATCGAACCCGTGCCGCTGTTGGTTGCACGAATAAACGCGGTGGTGCCGGGCAAGGTTGCGCCAGAAGCAAAGTCCGAATCAACTTGCAGAGCAGCAAGGGTGCCGCCGGGAGCAGTTGAAGAGCCGCCCAAGGTCACGCGCAGGGCGTTACCAGCACCAGAAATAGTGCCAGAACCGTTGATGCTCAGGGAGATGTGGCCGCCGTTAACAGTACCTGCGGCACCTGCGCCAGCGCCCGTAACTTGGGTCAGCCAACGTCCGGTCTCGCCAGAGCCAGTCGAGGTGAAAGCCAGTCGGTTGTACGTCAGACGCGTGTCGCCAGTGGTGGCGGAGGTGGTGCCATACGAAGAACTGATGTTCTGCGCGGTGGTAACGGAGATGGGGGAAGCTGCGGTGCCGACGATAAAGCCATTGGCCGATGCGACAGGCCCGGTGAAGCTAGTTTGTGCCATGATGATTCCTCACATGCGAGTTATGGGGCGTCCGTCTGCATGTCGTCTGCTCGGTCAGTCTTACGCCCCGGGGAAATCCGAGTTGAAGCAATATAGCTCAAAAAGAAAAGGGGCACAAGGCCCCTTTTCTAATTTCATCAGGACGAACCTGACGAGCCCCACATACCCAGAGGGTCCGACCAGCCGAAGCTATAACGCTCACGGGCCTTGTAACGGACGTTGCCGGTATCAAAGTCGCCGTCCATCGAGTTTGCCAGGGGCATACGCTCGAAGTGCTTCATGCCGTTGGGAACGTCCGTGGTCAGGAACCATGCGTTCGGATCGGTCAAGAAGTGGTTGACGGTGTAGCCTTCGGGGATGGCACCCATCTGCTTGATAGCGTTGATGTCGTTATCAGCAGTTGCGACCCGCAGCTCGGTGTCAAGCAGACGCTTGGCAACGAACATCAGGCTCGGGGGGATCACCATCTTACGGGGCTTGGCTGCGATCAGCAGGCCACGCTCGTCGGTCCACGCAGCGATTTGAATCACAGCGTTTTCCAGAGCAGTCTCGTTCAGATCAACACCAGTGGTCGGGCTGTTGAAGTTAACACCACCGCCAACGAGCGGGTGGCCAACACGAGTGTTGGAACTGTTGTTGCCAAACAAGGTAACGCCGTCACCGCCAAGGTACGAGCCGTTGAAGCCGTTGTTGATAACGGCTGCAGCTTTAACCTGCTTGGTGAAGGCCATCGCACGGGCCAGAGCTTTGGTGTAACGAGCAGACAGGCTGTCGTACAGGTTGTCCTCAATCGCCTCTTCGGTGATCGAGAAACCCAGAGCAATGGTCTCGTGGTTGTAGCGAGCGGTAAATGCTTCCTGTGCATTGTCGTAAGCGATGGCAGAGCCCTCGTTCTTGACAGGCGCAGCAGCAAAGCCAGCCAGCTTGGTTTCTTCTTCAAAGCTACGCTCCGACTTCTCGGTCTCGTAGATTTCCTTGTGCTCTTCGCCGTAGCGAGCGTACTCCATACCAAACAGGGCGTTCAGACCTGGGAGCAGCTCTTTGAGCAGTTGTGCGCGTGAAATTGCCATTTTGAGTTACTCCTTATTACGCAACGCCGAGGCCGGTGTTGTAGGCATGCGAGCCCATGTTGAACTTCACCAGCACGTCGGTGTAGGCGTCGCCCACAGTCGAGGTGGTGCTTTCGACAAATCCAACAACCTTGAAGGCGATGGTAGCGGTAGCAGCCAGCGTGGTGCTGATAGCCGTGGTCGAGTTGCCAGTCGAGGTCGAGCCGGTTTGAGCGGCAGCAAACACGACGTTGGCACCCAACGCGGTCTGACCCAGCGAACCGTTGGCTTGCACTTGGAACACAGCACGGTCATCGTCGATGACGTATGCAATGGCGCCGGTAGTGCCGGTGGGGTAGTACTGAGCGTAGATGGTTTGACCTTGCGCGTTCACGTAGGTGCAGCCGACAAAAACGCCGACAACGCCTGCGGGGAACGGGCTAGCGTCAGAGCCAACCGTGGTTACAAGAGTCAGCAAGCCGTTAGTGCCGACAGCCACAACGGAACCGTTGAAGATGTTGGCAGACGCCGAGCTGATCGGAAACTGACGGGTGCTACCGGCGTACGGCAGACCCCCCAGCTCATTGACGGCCCGCAGGCCGTAAGGTGCTTGTACAGCAGACATGAAAACTCCTTATTACTTTGAACCAGAACCAAACCCGGCACCCCGTGTCGTGGACGATTTTTTGTCCGAAAACAGCGGCATACGCGGGTCATTGTTTCTCAAAAAGTGGTTGTCCACTGAGTCCATCTGGCCCTGAGCTTGCTTGTTGTAGTACTCCTGACGGGCGCGGAAGCGTTCGGTTGACATCTTGCAGAGCATGAGCCCGCCAATCTCCACGTTGCCTGTCTTTTCGTTACCCAAGAGCATCAGTTCCGGATGGTCCGTTGCTTTCACCGGCTCCCAACCCTCACGCATCTTTTGGGACACGTTGGTAGGATTGGCCTGTCCCAAGATGTGCGTACCAACCCAGTGGTACACCCAGCCCGGCTCAGGTGTCGGATCAGGCAAGTTGCTCGGCGGTACATACACTGCACGAGCAGATTTTTCGCGTGACTTCAATTCACGAGGATTGCGATCTTGTGTTTCAACCATTTTGTGACTCCAGTTTCAAAACTTCCTGTGCATACTTTTGCGGGTCAAGATTAAATTTTTTCACCAACGCGGCTTGCGACGGTGTGAGTTCAACCTTTTTTCTGCCGGTCGAACGACTGGCAGGAGCCACAACAGATGTAGGTTTTCTAGCCGGTGCCGTGGAAGAACCTTGCGACCGTGGCTTTTCTTCCGCTTCCCCAAAAAGTTCTGGGAATTTGGAATGTACGCGAGCGTCTATCTGCTCGAAATAATCATCACTTCGCGGGTCGTACCCGTTGGCAACTAGTTTTTTATGCAGCCCTAGTGCGTAGCTGGTAATTTCCTCAAACCCATCCGAGCCGAACCACTGGTTTTTTGCCTGCCAGCGCAGTGTCTTTTCGTCGGCCCGAACCTGTTGGGGTTGCGGTTGTTGACTTTGTACATCCTCTTGAGGCTGTTGTAAAGTGGGTGCACGCATATTTTTTGCACTTTGCGACTCCCACTTGGCCTCGGCCAGTGCTTCCTGGGCAGCAATAATGGCGTCAGTATCGAACGCCTCTTGCGCTGCCTTGAGGTCTCGACGAGCTTTCTCAAGCTTGGCTTCCGCCGCCTGATTGGCCATCGTCATATATTGCTCGGTGCCGGACTGCACATACTGCTTGAGCCGTTTGTTCTCGTCCACCATCGCCTGGGCCAGCCGCTCCAGCTCAGCTTTCTCCCGAGCCAGGGCTTCCTTGGCCCGGCGCTCGTCGTGGCGTGCGTGGGTCAGCTCTTTAAGGCGCTTTTTGACGCCCTCGGTGTAGTTGTCCAGCTCCTCGTCGGTCGGGTCTTTTACCTCTCGATCCAGTGGTTTACGTCCCCGGTCACGCTCGGGGGTATCGTCCACGATCTCAAGTTCGACCTCGTTGTCGCCGTCCGCCGCGTTTTTAATCTCAACGTCGGGCTCGTTGTTTTCCATCTCGTCTGGAAACTTAAAATCGTTTGCCATGAGTACTCCTTATGCGCGTGTAATGCCACGCGGGTCTTGCACCACTGCGTCCACCTGATCGTCGTTGATCAGACGAAACTCCTTGCCAAAAATCTTGAACCGCGTACCGGAATACGTACGTACCAAGATGAAATCGCCCTTTTTGCACCAAGCGCCAGTGGGAAACTTGGCTTGGTCTTTGTATGCGTCGGGGCCAACTTCCAAGACGAACAGCACCGTGGTGGCGTGTTCTTCTTGTTTCAAAATGGACGTTGGTTTGACCAAGTCCAAGTCTGTGCCATCGAGTTTTTCTGAAACGTCTGGCACGATGCAGAGTATTTTCCAACCTGTCGGCCTGGGCAAACTCGTCGCTTTTTCTTCAGACGACGTATCTTCCTTGGGCTTTTCAATTGGCTGGATGGTTGGTGGCAGGCTGATGCCTGGGGGCAAGAGAATTTCACTCATTGGCTTCTTCAACTTTCTTTGCAAGGTCGAGGAGATGACGCTCTGCGAGAGCAAGACCCTGGATCACACCGCAGAGTTTTTGGTATTCGTCAAAAGTGCGACACGCTCCGCCTGCCAAGTCATCGGCGTAGTTGTTCATGTCGGTGCGTATTTGTTCGCGCAACACGCGTGCGAAATCTTGGATCATTTAGGTGAGGGTTTACCCTTAGTTGGTTGAGGACGCGCCATCTGTTGACGGCTCTTGGCGATGTCGATGCCCATACGAACACCGTCACGTTGCTGGTCCGCAGCGAGTTTGTCGGCCTTGAACGCCGCATCGACTGCAATCTGCTTCTCCTTGAGTCTGATCTCGTCAGCCCGGGCAGCAGCGTCAACCTGCACCTTCTGCGCTTTGATCTGCAGGTCCTGGGCACGAAGCTGCAACTCTTGCTGCTGCATCTGAAGCACTGGGTCCTGAGCCTGCTGCTGCGCTTGCTGCTGAGCAGCCTGCGCTTGGCTCTGCTGGAGCACCTGCTGGGCCGCTTGAGCCATCATGGCCGAAAGCTGCAGCTCGATCTCTGGCGGCAGTTTCTCGTCCTCGGGCGGCAGCGGCATGCCAAGCTGCTGCTCGATCTTCTGCCTGTACGCGAACCCAACGTGCTCAGCGATGTGGGCCATCATGGCAGCCTGAATCTGCGGCGCTCGGGGGTTTTGTCCTACAAGCTGCATGACGATGGGGTCCTGCATGGCAGACATGTGCACCTGAATGTGGGCCTGATGGTCCTGATACTGGAACGCCTTGAGCGGCTCGCCCTTGAGCGCAGCCATGTTCTCCGAGACGGGGTCCTTGGGCTTCTGGTCGTCTGGCAGGGGCACGAGCTCGGCTGCGTTCTTGATCCCCAACACCTCCAGCATGCCCCTGTGCAGCTTGGGCAGGTCGTAAATGTCCGGTGCCATCTGCGCCATCTGGATGACGGCTTGGTACTGGACGACCCGCTGGCTCATGGTGGCCGCGTTGGGGTCGCTAACGGGGATGATCTCAACGTGGCTGTAGTCCGACTTCTTGGCTTTACGTGGCGCATCGACCGGGTCGTAGTCGTAGTCGTCGTCCGTGTAGTCGCGGATGAGCCCGGCCAGCAGTTTGAGCTCCTGCTTGAACGAAAAGTGCAGCCGCGCCGAGACAGCCGTCATCACTTTTAGCTGGCGCTCCAGCAGAGCCAGCGTTGTGCCCACCGGAGCCTGCGCCGACATGTCGGAGACCTTCATGTCCGCCGTTGCAGCGAACCTGCGGCCCTCCTCGACAATCTTGTCCATGAGCGCGGCCAGCACGGCGCTCGGCTCTTTGTACGGCAGGGGCAAGATGTTGTCCCGCAGAGCCCCCGAGGAGATGTCTACATCCCTGAACTCGCCCGGAGCGATGGGTGTGTCGTCCCCTTTGATCCGCAGACCCCTGGTTTTAAGGCCCCCGGGCAGGTTCGACAGCGTGCCAGCGTCCACCAACTGGCGCATGATGCTCGTTGCGCTCTTGGCGTAGCCCCCGATCAGGTGAAACAGCCCGAACCCGTACGCCCCGAAGCCCGGAATGTACTGGTAGTGCACAAAGTGCTGCCTTTTCAGGTGCAATCTATCGTCCGGCAGCCAATTTCTGCGGATGGCAAGCACATCGTTGCTGCCTTTTAGTATCGTCATCACGTACGGCAACGTGATCCCCAGCGGCTGGCCGTCCTCATCGCACTCTGTGTGCTCGTCACCCCTGATCACAAGGTCCACATGGCTCTCGTACAGGGTGTATCGGTCGTCGTTGAGGTCCGAAAAGCCAGTTTCTTTGTCCTTGGCCTGCTGGATGTCGGTCTTGCTCTTGTCCGGCTCGGGCAGCTCGATGTCGCGGTAGAAGCCCGCCTGCTGCAGCTTGATGATCTCGCTCTTGGTTTTGCGCAAAACATGCGTAACACGGTAACAAGTGTCCAGATCAGTCGTCCCGTAGGGCAGGATGATGTCTTCTGCCGGTATGAACATGCTGACCTGACGCCCCAGGTTGGGGTCGTAGTAGACCTTCTTGAACGCCGAGCCTGTGGCGGGCAGGCTCCAGAGCATGCGCTCGTGCTCGGGGCGAAACTCCTTCATCACCTCCGTGAGCTCGTAGTTCATGTCGTCCTGAACACGGTCAGCGGCCTCGTTTTTCTCAGGCGTCTGCTTGCCCAAAATCTTGGTCTTGACCGGGCCCTGGGCCGGGAACGTCTCTGTTATGCTTTCACTTTGAAATCTAACTACGGCTTCCGTAATCATCGGGTGGAACACGCCACACGCGCCATCCCACGGCTCTGTCCTTTCTTCATACTGAAGTCCAAGGAGTTTTAGTCCTTGTACGTAGGACTTCTCCCACTCTGTGCGTGAGCCAAGGTCGTTTTTGATGTCCTCGGACAGGTCGCTGGCCAGCGTGGCCAACTCCCCCTCGCTTAAGTCCTCGGCAATGTTGGCTGCAAAACTATCTTCGTCCTCACCCGGGATGATGGACAGGTCAAGGCCGCCTGCGTGGATGTTGACCTGCTCGGGGTCAATGATCTCAATCTCGATGGGCTCCTCGTCCTGAGCAAGCTCCTCGATACTCACGGGTGCTTGGTAAAGCGCCTTGTCAATGTTGGTGGCCATAGTGTGTCCTTAGTAATAGGCGCGGGCCCGGCGTTTGAAGAACCGGGGCTCATCTGGTTCGTCGCTGTCCAGCGCAATGAAACCGCCTTGCCTGAATCGTAGCAAAGCCTGTGATGTGGTGTCCACGTAGTCGTCGTTGTCTCCGTTGGGGAACGACGCCACCTCCTCGATGACCTCCCGGGCCCACCGGGTGTCCGGAGCCCACACCATCCCAGAGGCAAACAGGTCCGCGATGGCGTTGACCCGACTGATCTTGTCGTTGCCCCGGCTCGGGTTGGTCTCCTGCGCCGGTATGCCCATCTTGCGCAGCTCTTGTATCAGGGGTGCACCAGCGGCTTTTTTTTCGATGATGAACGCGTCGGGCTGCCAATCTTTGTAGTGCTTGAGCGCCACGGTCTTGAGCTCGGGAAACGCCATCCTGTCCTTGAACGCGTCGAGCAAGATGATCTGCGCCTTGTCGTCTTCTTCCTCGTTGTAGAACACGCCCCAGGTAGTACAGGCGCTGTAGTCGGCGCTGGTTTTTGCTTCAAACGCCGTGTCCCAGGACTGGATGATGTAGTCGCAGCGCGGTGGCTCGTCGGGCTCCCATATACGCCAAAGCTTGCGGCTGATGATTGCCGCCGTGTTGGACACCGGGTTCTGCATGTATTGCGCGTTCCAATACTGCGGGTCCAGCGCGGCTTTCTTCTGCTTGAGCGTCTCCAACGGCCACTGCTCGGGCCAGAGCGATTTCTCGTTGTCCGTGCCCTCGTTGAGGATGGCAGGCAGCTCCACCACCTCCCAGGGCTCAGACTCGGGGTTCTTGGTCTGGTAGTCGAGTAAGCGTCCGGTCAGGTCTAGCTTGCCCCACCGGGTCATGATAATCAACATCGCGCCGCCCGGCATCAGACGCTGCAGCGGGCCCGTCTGGAACCACGACCATGCGGTATCAAAGGCGAGTCTGGAGTTGGCCTTTACGTCCTGCTCACTATGAGGATCGTCAATAACAAAGAGATCAGCACCACGGCCAGCCAGAGCGCCACCGACACCAGCAGCGTAATACTGCCCGCCTGCGCCTGTGGACCACTTGCCCGCAGCTTTTTGGTCGTCTGCCACAACCGTGTCAGGAAATAGCTCATGGTATTCCTCGCCTTCGATCAGATTCCTGACCCGGCGTCCAAAGTCCTCAGACAGGCCCGCCGTGTGCGTGCCCATAATGATTTTCTTTTCTGGGAAGTTGCCCAGGAAAAATGCCGGGAACAAATATGAGCTGAACTCAGACTTACCCATACGTGGCGCAATATTGATGATGACCCGGCGCTTTTTGCCCTCGATCACATCCTTGAAAATCTTGGCCAGCTTCCTGTGGTGGGGCCCGACC